CATCGCAGCGCAATGACTGTCGGATGTTATAACGGTCCACCAGCCAGCGTTCACCGTCCTCGCCATAGCCAATAATCTGCACCACAAACCGTCGGTTCTTCCCGCCCTGCACGTCCACCGCCGCAATAAGAAAACGCACTTTCGGCGGTACCAGGCGCTTACCGTAATCCTCAGCCCGCTGCATCAGAACATCTGCACTGCGCAACTCCATTGCGGAACGAGGCAAATAAGGTAATCCCCAGTCGGTGTTAATCACCGCCTTCAGCGTTTCCTCACTGCCTGTGGCTTCATATTCCTGCTCAGCAGTCAGTAGTTTGTAAACCAGTTGCGCCCAGGTCTGATAGGCTGCAGCGGGGCCTTCCATCCAAAAGCTGGCTATCCTTGAATGACGGGGCGTTCCGGTAACATTCCCTTCTCTGTCAATCTGCTCACCTTCACGCAGCCAGACGCCTCGACCATTCAGTTCACGCTTCATATCTGCAGTGATTTGACTGCCACAATGCGGACACAATATATGAGCCGCTTCACTGGCTTTTACAGGATCAGGATTGTCACGATATCCCGTCATAGCCTCCATCGATGGCTGGAAATAATCACCGCAATCCGGACAAGGCCAGTACCAGCGACGACGATCGCCACGGTTATACAGAGAAAGGATCCCCGTGGTGGGCGGGGCTTCATGCGGTGACGTTCTGCGCCATTTGCTGTTTGTGATTTCACGCCCGGGAGAACTCTCCACCAGCGTCATACCAGCTGACATAAATGTGGTGGTACGTTTTGAAGCCAGGGTGAAACCATCACCTTCGCCATCGATATCTTCAGGAAATCGGTCATAATCAGTCAGCGCCACACATTTAAAATCAGAGGATGACATGACATTGATGGAGGGCCAGCCGATTTTCAGAAAGCTGCCTGACAGAAAATATTTGTCATGAACGTTGTTATCGTTACGGCGTGGGCTGAGGCGTTTTCTGACCTCTGGGCTGCAACGAAATGTTCTTGCCAGGCGCTTTTTGGAGTGCTCCTGCGCCTTATCCTGCGTCATCTGCACCAGCAAAAAGTCCGACGGATCGCAGACAATGTTATAAACCACCCAGCCATCAATCAGGCCGTTAGTCTTACCCGTACGGGCAGGGCCAACAAAAACAACCGCATCAAACTCACGGGACGACAGGCAGTTCATGGGTTCAATCACATACGGTGCAACCAGCGGATCCCACGGAACAGAGTTGCCACCAGATGTAGGGACTCGCATAAATTTTTGTACCGCTTCGGCAACAGGCATCCTGCGCGGCGCTTTAATTAACTGGCCCGTATCCAGTTTCAACGATCTGGCGGTCGCCTGCACAGGCATTATTCGTCCTCCTGATTTTCCTCCTCTGTATCTTCCTGTTTGCTGTCATCTGCCACCCGCCGCGCAATTTCGTCACGCAAATCATCAATAATGCTTTGCACCCGCATGACAGCCGAAGGCTCAAGAGCGCAATCGCGTTCAAGAATATCGGGGAGAGTTTCCAGAACCTGCACCATAGCCTTTGCCATTTCAGCAAATTCACGGGCGACATCAGACGCAGGGATCAGTTCTCCGACCTCCTGTTCAAATTTCAGACGTTCCCGTTCTGACTGATACCAGGCTTTTCGGTCATGGGGATCCATTTCCCCTTCAGCGACAGGCGGTGGCAACTTCATTAGCTCTGCCAGAATATCAGTAAGTTTATACAGCTTGAGGTTACTCTCATGCCCACCCGCTGTTCGGACATTTTTGATTCTTGATGCGACAGTCTGTCGGTGCACACCCGACAGCGCAGCTAACTGGCTGACATTAAGAACAAGGTGTTTCAGTTCCTTATCCACTTACCCCTCCAGTGATGAACAAAAAACAAACATTTTCGACACCAGCTATTTTTTAACCTTTCATTATCAATAAATTACAGTGGTGGTGATGAACGATGAAAATGCAAAAATTTGGCGATTTCTGCGCGTCCGCATCCCCCCGGTGTTTCAGATTTCAGAAAGGACCCGCACAAGTGAGAGCATTTATCATTAACATTTACAGATAAGATGACGCACGTCATTGAAACACCATTCAGTCCTATACCGGCAGCATCCGTTGTTGCACTCCGTAACTCTGCTACTAAGGTTAAAAACATGGCCATCTTTCGCCACCGGCAAATCTTCAATGGATTTCCCCTGCCGGTTTTTTATTCCTCACATTATCGCAGCCCCTCGCTGAAGAGCTGCTGTAATGCCTGTTACTCATTAACTACCGCACCTTACGGTAATTTCATGAAGGCAAATACCGGACAGCCCGGATGACGAGCATCTTCTGTTGCTTCCAGCATTGATTCACCAAACCACTCCGTCGTGGCACGACCATCAGCAGCTTTGTAGTGGAGCAAGTACTGGTTTTCGCCATTTGCATAATGAGCGCGAGCTTTAACCTCACCCCATTCATCACTGATGCGTACTTCCACCAGTTGTGACAGTTCAAACTTAAACGGAGCAGCATCAGCACCAATTACAATCGGTTTGTTTTCTGTTGTTTCCATCATCGTCTCCTGAT